GGTTATGCACTATGTGTTGGACGAGACTGACAGTCATGGGTTGAAGCAGCTGGCCCTAAAGTACACCGACTACGGCGATTACGACAGTGAACTAGACGACTTCAAGAAGAGTTATTGCAAGCAGCAGGGTTTGCTAGAAGAAGACTTTACTTATGATCTCATTCCCTTTGATGTGATAAGCAAGTACGCTGCCATCGACACTGCTGTGACCCTAGAACTGTACGAAAAGTTTCATCCACTAATTCAAAAGAATCCCAAGTTGTTATGGGTATATCAAAATCTATTGATCCGTGGTACATTGTTCTTGATGGACATGGAAGAAGTAGGAATTCCCATCAGCCGTCCTCGTATGGAAGCAGCAGGTGGCTATCTTGACAAGTGGATTTTAGAAGCTAAAGAGAAAGTTTATGCGTTTGAGGAAGTTAAAGCATTCGAGAAAGATTCGGGAAAGATATTCAATCCCAACTCGGTCCAACAGCTTAGAACGGTTTTGTTTGACTATGTGGGACTTACTCCAACAGGCAAACTCACCAAAACGGGGGCACTATCAACCGATGCCGAAGTACTTGAGGAACTCAGTGAAGAGCATCCCCTTCCTGCCCAGATCCTTACAGTTCGTCAGCTTGCTAAGATTCAGTCAAGCTATGTTGCAAAAATTCTACCGGAGTTAGATCGTGATAGCAGAATTCGTACCAATTTTAATCTTATCTTTACCACTAGCGGTCGTTTATCTAGCAGTGGTAAGTTTAATGCTCAGCAAATTCCGCGAGATGATCCAATCATTAAGGGATGTATCAGAGCACCTGACGGTTACAAGATTGTAAGCCAAGACTTGACCACAGCAGAAATGTATTACGCTGCTGTGTTGAGTGGTGACAAGAACCTACAGAGTGTATTCTCCAGCGGTGGAGACTTTCACTCTAGTATTGCTAAAATGGTATTTGCATTACCATGTGAGGTAGAAGATGTTAAAAAACAGTATGGGTCTTTACGGCAGTCGGCGAAAGCAATTAGCTTTGGAATACTATACGGTTCGGGCCCAGCAAAAGTTAGTCAGTCAGTTACGAAAGCGACTGGAGAATCCTACCCTATTAGTCAAGCTAAAGACGACATTGAGCAGTATTTTACTCGCTTTAAGAAGCTCAAGAATTGGCTGGATCAGCGAAAGGCATTCATTGAGATTAATGGGTATACCTATTCGTTCTTTGGCCGTAAAAGGCGTTTACCAAACGTATTCTCCGCGGACAAAGGCATTGCGGCACACGAGGTACGTTCGGGCATTAACGCGGAAGTACAAAGTCTAGCGAGTGACGTAAATTTATTGGGCGCTATGGATACTCACGATGAGTTGAAGCGGTTGAAGATGAAGAGTAAAATCTTTATGTTAGTACACGACTCAATTGTGGGATTAGTGCCGAATGATGAGGTTGAAAACTACTGCGAAATCCTAAAGACAATGACTCAAAAAGACCGTGGCTGTGGCATTTCGGGCAGTCCTATTGGAGTCGACCAAGACATTGGCCAAGACTACAGTTTTGACAAATTTGATGAACACTACAGTCTAGAAAACGGAATTCTTGTTAAAAATGCTTAATCGAATACAGTTTCCAATCTACCACTTGGGTCAAGACAAGCCGACTAAGGAAGGTACTCGTTGGTATTACCACTACGAAGTACACCACAAAGACGGTGAAATCGACCCTAAAATTGTAGTGGTCGACGACACCTCCGTGACTGGCAACAGTCTTGCCATGAGGAGGTTGCAGCTCAAAAATAGTGGTGTGGCTCTAGCAAAACTACGTCATGCCGTGTTTTTCTTGGGCGATATGATCAAGTTGAGCAAAGCCGGCACTTGGTTCATCGACAGTGAGGGTATGGTATTTGAGTATCGCAAGACCAAAAGAGTTCCGTTAGTATTCAAGCCCATCAGTCAAGTGATTCCTATTCGTACGGGCGGTGCAATTGTAGAAGTTCAGGGCATTGGAACCAGATTCAAAGTTTTGCACGCGCCAAACCAACACTGTAAGTATGCTGGATTGTTGCTGGTGGGTACAGGTTATCTCCTCTACGGACTGTATGAAGACAAACTGCCTGATACAGTAAGAATGGTATGACAACGGACAAACCCAAAGCAATTATCAGCAACCGAATATACTTTAAACCCAAAGACCAGGCTCACTTAAAAGAGATTATGGAGGCCCTGACCTACCGTATCGAAATGAAGAGTGGTCAGAAGGGCAAGACTAAAAAGATTGAAACCATCAAGAACTACAAGGTCCTACCCAAAGACATTGTTAGTGTGCCGCAGGGTCGATTGGATCTGATACCAGAGGGCTATGAGGTGTTAGACAAGCGTGTAACTCACGAAGTTCCGTTTCCTAACCCACGTTTTCCTCTACGTGACAGTCAACAGCCAGTCTACGACCAGATCGAAGACACCTGCTTTATCAATGCACTCGTAGGCTGGGGCAAGACGTTTACAGCACTACACTTGGCGCGCAAGTTGGGTCAAAAAACCTTGGTTATCACACACAACACTTTCTTGCGAGACCAGTGGGTAGGCGAAGTAGAAAGTCTATACGGTCTAACGCCTGGTGTGATTGGTAGTGGTGAGTTTGACATTGAGGACCACTTTGTGGTAATCGGTAACATTCAAACTGTGACCAAACACATGGCTGTCTTAAGCAAAGAGTTTGGTACAATCATATTAGACGAAGCACATCATGTACCTGCTGACACTTTCAGCAGTTTGATTGACGGCATGTACAGTCGCTATCGTATTGCACTGAGTGGTACAATGGAGCGTACTGATGGCAAGCACATAGTGTTTCGTGACTACTTTGGTGATAGGGTATACAGACCACCACAGGCTCATACACTCAACCCGGTCGTAAAGATTGTCAACACAGGTCTTCACCTAAAAAATGATGGCACTTGGGTAGAAAAGATCAACGACCTGTTATACGACGAAGACTATCAGAACTTTATTGCCAGCATGGCTAAGATTCAGATCAGTCATGGACACAGTGTGTTAGTAGTAGCAGACCGAACCGAGTTTTTAGAGAAAGTGAAGGACAAAGTTGGAGAAAATTGCGCGCTTGTTACAGGGTCCACAACATACGAACAACGCAAGGACATCATTGAAGAACTCGAGAGTGGCAAAAAGGTGTGCGTTGCTGGATCCCGTCAGATCTTTTCCGAAGGAATCTCTGTCAACAGACTATCGTGCGTTATCCTGGCAGTGCCAACCTCAAATCCAATTAGCTTAGAACAGATAATTGGACGAATCATGAGACTACACCCAGACAAACCCGATCCAGTGGTATTAGACATAGCATTTGCCAGTGGACCAGAACGCCGTCAGGCAGCACTCAGACTGGGTTTCTATATGGACAAGGGCTGGACAGTAGAGAGACTGTAAGGCAAAATAAATTTTGACTTGCACACACAAATCACAAATGCTATAATAGTTGTTCTTAAGGCAAATAATGGCTTTATTTTTTAATTTGGAGATTTTAGAGCGGGAAGCTGCGGGTGACCCCGATAAATTCCTAGCAATGCTTACCTATCATCACCGTGGCAGCATCCCCTCTAGATCTACATCTAAATATAAACCTAGTAAATCATCGCTTAAAGGCACCAGTTACATACTGAATCCTGATCCTGTATTGAACCTAGAAAACATAGACCCTGGTTACAGAACACAATACATAAGACTGGCAGGAAGGCGTGACTGGTTCCTCTATAAAACACATGGCGTAATAACACTAGACAGATCATTCTTTCCAGATCTCCTGACAGAGAAATTGAAAAGAAATCCATTATTAATTATTGAAACCAATCTAATCAAATTTAAATACGAGGAAATTTACAATGGCTCTAAAGTTTGGCGACACCAAAGGCAAGGCAGTTAAGAAGTCAGTTGAGGCTTACGAGTACAAAGACGGCGAGAATAGTGTTCGTCTAATCGGCGGTGTGTTACCACGATACGTGTACTGGTTGAAGGGCACCAACAACAAGGACATTCCAATCGAGTGTTTGGCTTTTGATCGTGAAAAGGAAAAGTTCACAAACACAGAGATGGACCATGTTCCAGCTTACTTCTCCGACAAGAAGTGCAGTTGGGCTTACTCAATCAACTGTATCGACCCCAAGGATGGCAAGGTCAAGGCTCTCAACTTGAAGAAGAAGCTGTTTGAGCAGATTCTCAATGCGGCTGAAGACCTAGGTGATCCCACGGACTACGATAGTGGTTGGGATGTTGTGTTCAAGCGTACCAAGACTGGTCCTCTGCCCTTTAACGTAGAGTATAATCTGTCAGTATTGAAGTGCAAGCGTCGCGCACTGAGTACAGATGAAAGGGCCTTGGCTGATGGAGCAGAAGACATTGACTCAAAGTTCCCTCGCCCCACTCCAGACGAAGTAAAGGCCGCTCTAGAAAAGCTAGTAGCCGGCGCTGCTGAAGACGAGAGTGTAGATCCAGAATCTATCAAAGAACTAGGTTAATAAAAAGCCCCTAAGAACGTGAACTCTTAGGGGCTTTTCTCACTGAGGAACTATGAAATTACTATTTACTGCTGACATACACATAAAATTAGGTCAGAAGAATGTTCCTGTCGATTGGGCTAAAAATCGATATGAGATATTAATGGATCAGTTGTGGGAGATCCAAGAGCGCTGTGACGTCATGATTGTTGGTGGAGACTTGTTCGACAAGTTACCCAACATGGAAGAGCTCGAAATCTATTTCGATTTTGTAGCCAGTTGCAAAATTCCTACCTATATCTACAGCGGCAATCATGAAGCAGTCAAAAAGAATACTACTTTTTTGACAAACTTAAAAAGCGCTACCACTAGGATTAATAGTCAGGTATCAATTGTAGACGACTACTGGCACAAATTGCCAGGCATTGATATTATTCCTTATAACAGATTGAAGGAATGGGAAAAAGATCCTGACAACACTTTTTATAGCTTACACAACAGAATACTTTGCACCCATGTAAGAGGAGAGATACCACCACATGTTAAACCCGAAGTACCTCTGGAACTTTTTGACCGCTGGAGTTTGGTTCTGGCCGGTGACCTTCACAGTTATGACAATTGCCAGCGTAATATTCTTTACCCTGGTAGTCCCGTTACCACTAGTTTTCATCGTGGTCTTGTCGACACCGGCGTTATTATTGTGGATACTGATACTTTGGAGCATGTTTGGCAGAAGTTAGAAGTACCGCAGTTGATCCGTAAAACTGTAAAAGCTGGCGAGCCAATGACTGCCACAGACTACCACCACACCATCTACGAAGTAGAGGGTGACATGAGTGAATTGAGTGGCGTAGAAGATAATGAACTAATCGACAAAAAGATTGTCAGGCGAGAAACAGACACGGCGCTCATCTTGGCCCCAGAATTAACACTGAGTGAAGAAGTGAGCGAATACTTGCGTTATGTATTAAATCTAAATGAGGACGCAATACAAAAAGCACTAAAGGAATTAAAAGACAATGAACACAAACTCAACTAAGGCCATCGTATTCAGCCAAGAAAACTGTGTGGCCTGTAACAGTGCTGTCTCCCTGTTGAAAAGTCGTGGCTACGTAATAGAAGTTCGCAAGATTGGTGATGGTGAAACTTGGACTAAACAAGACCTATTAGAACTGGTGCCTGACGCCCGAAGTGTGCCTCAGATCTTTGTTGGTAATTACTATGTTGGTGGACTTCCTCAACTAAAGCAGTTTTTGGGGAACCAATGATCACACTAAAAAAGATGAAGTGGAGCAATCTGTTTAGTTATGGCGAAAATAACGAACTAGATTTTTCCACTTCTCCATTGACACAAATTGTAGGTAGGAACGGTCACGGAAAGAGTAGTATAGCACTGATCTTAGAGGAAGTGTTATACAACAAAAACTCTAAAGGCATCAAAAAAGCTGACATTTTAAATCGTAATGTAAAAGCCAAAAACTACTCTATTGAACTAGAGTTTGGCAAAGATGACAGTAACTATGTAATCAAAACAGTACGTGGTGCCACACAAACTGTTAAATTGACATGTGATGGTGAAGATATTAGCAGTCATACTTCTACTGCTACCTACAAGACTATTGAAGAATTGATTGGCTACGATCACAAGACATTTTGCCAGATTGTATACCAAAGCAGCAGCGCTAGTTTGGAGTTCTTAACAGCTACTGACGGCAATCGTAAAAAGTTTTTGATTGACCTGTTAAACCTAACAAAGTATGTAGAGTTGGGTGATGTGTTTAAAGGCTTGGCTACAGGTGTTGATAAAGCAGTTACAGCAGCCAATGCAAAGATAGCAAGCTGCGACGACTGGTTGAAGAAGTACCGAGCTTCAGACTTGACAAAGCAAGAAGTCCAGACAGTACCTGATCAACCAAAAGACTTGGAAGACAGTTGTCAGGCTGTTCGTGATACCATCAGAGATATTGAAGCCAAAAACAAAGCAATTGTACAAAACAACAAGTACAAAGAATTGTTAGAAAGTTTAGTGCTTCAACCAGTTGGACCTAAGCCGGGTAATCAAATACCCGAGTACACTCGTGAAAAGATTGAATTAGCTAAAACTGTCAAAGATTGTGACAGTTTTATTTCCAAGATGGGTAAGCTGGGTAGTGTATGTCCTACTTGTTTACAAGACATTGACAAGCACAAAATTGACGACCTACTAGAAGAGCAAAGATCTTCCAAGAGTTGCGCATCTACCAGAATTCAAGAACTTGAAGCACTGATTCGTAATCTAGAAGTTGAAGTAAAGCAATGGGAAAAGCTCAATGAGACCAAAGAGCTATATGAAGAATACCACGCTCTGTACAACCCAGACATTGCAGGCGAAATCTTAGACAAGAAAACCTTGGAAGAAACCATCAAGTCTACAGAGGTTTCTATACAGCAAGTCAAAGACACTATCAGAAAAATAACTGACACCAACAGCAGGGCAATTGCTCACAATGCCAAAGTAGATGTTATTTTAAGTCAGCTTGAAGAAATGGAAGCTAGTCTAGTTGTACACAGAGGTGAACTAGAAGAGGCCGCAGGTAGGCTCGCAACTTTACAGGTGTTAGTAAAAACCTTTAGCCCAACCGGATTGGTTGCATACAAGATTGAGTGTTTAGTCAAGGATCTGGAATCTACCACAAACGAGTATTTAGGCGAATTGAGTAGCGGTCGTTTTCAACTAGGATTTAGAATTGCAGGCAGTGATAAATTGAACGTAGTTATCACAGACCACGGAAAAGACATTGAAATCTTGGCACTGAGCGGCGGCGAAAGAGCCAGAGTAAACGCAGCAGCCCTGTTGGGTATTCGTAAGCTGATGCAGAGTCTAAGCAATACACGTATAAACCTACTCATCTTAGATGAAACCATCGAGAACTTGGACCTTGAGGGCAAGGAAAAGTTAGTAGAAGTGTTGTTGCGAGAAGAGTATTTAAACACATTTGTTATATCGCATGGGTTCCAACACCCACTCCTAGAAAAGATCACAGTGGTAAAACAAAACAACATTTCTAGGATAGATAATGGTTGATAGCAGAGACAAGGGTAGCAGAGCGGAAACTGCTGTAAAAAAGACCTTAAAGGATCTCACAGGACTAGACTGGCAGCGTACCCCTGGTAGTGGTGCCCTAGATGCTAAGCACCTAATGAAGGGCGATTTATACCTTCCAGGTATTGGCAATGTGTTTTGTGTAGAAGTAAAACACTACCAAGACGACCACCTTACCAGCAAGATCCTAACAGACAAGGTTCCACAACTATTCCACTGGTGGGAACAGTGCAAACGTCAAGCAGATCAAGTCAACCGAGAACCCTTACTGATCTTCAAGTTTGATCGCAGCAAAATGTTCTGCGCTTTTGAACTAATGCCTAATTCACACCTGCCATTTATGTATGTAAGTCGCAATGGTTTTGAGTTTTATGTGGCAGTTTTAGAAGATTGGATCAAACTGGAACGTCCACAATTTGTATGTTGAATGTCGCTATTCAATATTATATAATAGTAGATTAACTAAACAATCAACATGAGTATTGAATTCAACAAAGTACAAGAGCTAGAACCCAACACTGCTATCATTGTGGACTGCCTAAACTTGGGTTTTCGGTGGAAGCACAGCGGTGACACCGACTTTCTCGACAGCTATGTCAGAACAGTGGACAGTCTACGCAAAAGCTATAAGGCTGGTAGAGTCATCCTAACCTGTGACAGTGGCAGTAGTAGCTATCGTAAAGCCATCTATCCTGAATACAAACAAAATCGCAAAGACAAGTTTGATCAACAAACTCAAGAAGAGAAGCTGGCTTTTGAACGATTCTTTACAGAGTTCAATCGTGTAATGGATCACTACAAAACTAGTTCAAAGCACCCACTGTTTCGTTTTGAAAAGTGTGAGGCCGACGATATTGCTGCATACATTGTCAAATATCGCAAAAAGCTGGGCATTGATAGAGTTGTCTTGATCTCGTCAGACCGTGACTGGGACTTGTTGGTATCTGAAGACGTAATGAGGTTCAGTTACGTTACACGCAAAGAAATTACATGGGAAAATTGGAACGAACACTATGAGTATAACCCTGCTGATCATATTAGTATCAAGTGCCTTACTGGCGATTCCGGTGATAACATTCCTGGTGTGGCCGGAATTGGTCCGAAAAAGGCGCAAACTCTGGTATCTCAGTATGGTAGTACCTGGGATATCATTGCTAATTTGCCAATTTCTAGTAAGTATAAATATATTCAAAGTCTTAACGAGTTCGGGGCTGATGCCTTGATGTTGAACTATCAATTGATGGACTTGTTGGAGTTCTGCGACGAAGCACTGGGCACACAAAACTGTGAAACTATCAACAACACACTCTTAAATTATGCTAATTAAACTAGAACATCCTGCATGTATGCCTACTCGCAGCAATCCTACGGATGCTGGACTGGACCTGCGCTGCAAACAAACGATCACCATGCAAATGGGCAAAAGAACACTGGTACCTACCGGTGTGTCAGTAAAAATTCCTGTAAATCACGTGGGCTTGCTGTTTCCACGTAGCTCACTGAGCAAGCAGGGCATTACAATGACCAATTCGGTTGGTGTAATTGACAGTGATTATCGTGGCGAAATAATGGCTTCACTCATGTTTAATGGGGTCCCAGGAAATCTTAGCGAAACAGATCTACCAGCAGGTGAGCGAATCGTTCAGCTGGTAATAGTTCCAATTCTACTTCCAGAACTAGAAGTAGGCAGTTGGTCAGATGACGAATGGAATGATACACAACGCGGTACTGGCGGATTCGGCAGTACTGGAAAGGCATAATATGGCAGTAAGTACAAGAGCACAAGTAATTACACGAAGGACCTACAACCGACCAACCGATGATACTGGATTGAACTTTGAAACCTGGCAGGAAACTGTTGGCCGAGTTATCGATCACCAAGCATGGCTGTGGGAACGAGCAAAGGGTGATGAACTAAACGACCAAGAATATGCAGAACTCTACGATCTAGAACAGTTGATGTTGGATCGCAAGGTCCTGATGAGTGGTCGCTCACTGTGGTTGGGTGGCACAGATGTTGCCAAGAAGCGTGAGGCATCACAGTTCAATTGTAGCTTTACCTGCGTAGAAACAGTATATGACGTAGTAGACTGTCTGTGGTTGTTGCTACAAGGTTGCGGCGTAGGGTTCAAGCCTATTGTAGGCACCCTGAACGGTTTTTCCAAGCCAATCAAGAACATCAAAACTGTTCGTAGCACACGAACTGAAAAGGGCGGTAGTGAACACAATGCTGAATTATGGGATCCAGATACTAAAACATGGACTATCCGTGTTGGCGACAGTGCCGAGGCGTGGGCAAAGAGTATTGGAAAGCTACTGGCCGGTAAGTATCCTGCTGACACTCTTGTGCTTGATTTTAGTCAGTTGCGACCTGCTGGTGAAAGGTTAAAGGGATATGGCTGGATTAGTAGTGGTGATGAAGCAATCAGTGTGGCTTATACTGCTATTGCTCGTATTCTTAATGGTCGTGCCGATAGCCTTCTTACTAGGATGGATATTCTCGACATTGTTAATTGGCTTGGGACTATTCTGTCTAGTCGACGAAGCGCTGAGATTGCACTTTTCGAGTATGACCAACCTGAGTGGAAAGAATTTGCGTTAGCAAAAAAGGACTGGTGGCTGCATGGAAACAGTCAGCGCCAACAGAGCAATAACAGTCTGGTTTTCAGGAAGAAGCCTACCTACGAAGAGATCAGTCAAATCTTCGACTTAATGTTGGAAGGTGGTGGCAGCGAGCCTGGTTTTATTAACGCAGTTGAAGCCACTCGTCGTGCACCTTGGTTTGCTGGCTGTAATCCTTGTGTAGAAATCCTGTTGGGTAACAAGAGCTTCTGTAACTTGACAGAAACAGACATTGGCAAGTTTAAGGGTAACAATGCAGGAATGCACGAAGCCATCAGACTAGCAGCTCGCGCAAATTATCGTCAGACTTGCGTAGACTTGAAGGACGGCATCTTACAAGAGAGTTGGCACTTGAACAACTACTTCTTGAGGTTATGTGGTGTAGGCTTGACAGGTATTGTGAAACGTCCTGACATGACAGGGTATGATTATGAATATCTTAAGCGTACAGCAACTGCTGCCGCAGTTGGAATGGCCGATGAACTTGGGCTACCACGACCAAAGAATATTACCTGTATCAAGCCCAGTGGTACACTATCCAAGATCATGGACACCACAGAAGGCGTACACAAGCCGCTAGGCAAGTACATTTTCAACAATGTACAGTTCTCAAAGTTTGACCCAGTCGTAGACAAAATGAGAGCAGCTAACTACAAGGTCATCAATCATCCCACAGACCCTAGCGGTGTCCTAGTGACTTTTCCTGTCAAGTGGGACGATGTACCCTTTGACAAGGTTGATGGTAAAGAAGTCAATTTAGAGAGTGCGTTGGACCAGCTGGAACGTTACAAGATGATTCAGACCAGCTGGACTCAGCAGAATACGTCAGTGACTATCAGTTATGATCCCAGCGAAGTTGAAGACATTAAACACTGGTTGTTGAACAACTGGGGCTGCTATGTAGGAGTAAGTTTCCTATTCCGCAGTGATCCCACAAAAACAGCCAAAGACTTGGGATATCTCTACCTGCCACAAGAGGTAGTAGATGAACAAACGTACCACGAGTACACTCAAAACCTGTTGCCCGTTGATATTAACTCAGCTAACAGTTTTGATGAGATTGTGGAAGATGGTTGCGCTACAGGCGCTTGTCCAATTAAATAAGAGGAAAACATGGAATTTACATTTAAAGTCACAGAACAAGAAGCAAACGCACTAATTGCCGGTCTACAGGAACTGCCTGCCAAGGTAGCCAATCCACTGACCCGAAAACTGCAAGAACAAGCACAAGAGCAGATGCCGAAGCCACCCGCCGAAGAATGAAAAAAAGCCCCTCAACGTAAAAGTTGAGGGGCTTTTTTTCATTTGCGATCTTTGCGACAGTTTAAGTCGTGTTTGAGTGTTTGTAAAAACAATGTAAAAGTTATTGATGCTAAAATAATATGTGAGGCAATTTCACCTAGTGTACCAAGAGTCCAATAACTCAGTGGGTGTTCGGGACCTATTGCCCACTGTACTACTATAGTACTACAAACAAATCCGCTGATTAGTGCTAACCACCATAACGGAGTGATAATCCAAGGTTTTAGTTCACGATTATGAACTGCAACGTAGAACACACTTATAAATATAATACTGTGGCACACAAAGTTGATAAGTAGGGTCCAAGAGTTAAAGAACCCAACGACTGTATTAATCATTTTTCTTTACCTCTTTTACTACTTCTACTATGTCTTTATCTTGATTCTTTTGTAAGAAGTTTGCAACCATACCTAACACAGTATACGCTAAAAATCCTACGCAGAATCCTCCCATTAGCTGGGTTTCCCAATTATTGGACAAACCCATCATTTCTAACAATGGATAAGTAAAAACCATAGCACTTCCTACAGAAACGCCGCCCCTCATAAATGCTTCACTGATAGTTTTTGGTCTGATAAATGTGAGAATTGCAAATCCTCCAAATAAACCGCCTATCATGGAAGCCACCTTTGCAGTCAAATACCCTGTAGGATCTGCCATAGGTCACCTCTTAGTTGTTTTTGCGAGCCCTTACTATCTGGTCCCGCTTAGCTCTGGCCCAAGATTGGCCACCATCACCCCACAAATCCCAAGCCACCCGGCCGGCGCTTGCAGTTCTTTGGCCATCTCACTCTCAGTTCTTATAAGCTAAAATTATAGATTTGCACATCTTGGATCGGACAATATCACTGTCCAAAAAACGTACAACTTCAATACCCTTGATACCTTCTAGTCGCTTAACAGCATCCATCAGTCCAGTATCAACAATGTCGCTCTGTTCCTCATCGCCACTAATAATCATTTTAGTGTTTTTTCCGATTCGGCTCAACAACATTTTCAACTCTGTTTTGGTTGCGTTTTGTGCTTCGTCTACCAATACAATGGCATTGTCAAAAGTGGCACCTCTCATAAATCCCAAGGGACGAGGATCAATTGCTTTTGACTTTATGGCATACTCATAGAATCCCTTGCCCAAACTGTTAGAAAACACTTGATCAAAAGGATCCAAGTAGGGGGCGTACTTTTCTTCTAGAGTGCCGGGCAAAAATCCCAATCCACGACCAGTTTCTACGTTTGGTCGGGTCAAAATAATCTTGTCTACGCGACGGTGGAACAGTTCACTTGCAGCATAGCTTGCAGCTACATAGGTCTTGCCGGTACCTGCACTGCCAATACCAAAGACAATATCATTGGTTTTTATAGCGTTTAAATACGTTTCCTGTATATAGTTTAGTGGTTTTACTTCTCTGAACTCTGTTTTAACTAAAAAACTGTTATCAGAGCCTTGACTCGTTGCTCGTCGAGCTTTCTTGCCACTGTTATTTGCCATATATTTTGAAGGTTGGTTGATAAATACTTAGAGAAGGAACTTGCCTTCTGCTAAGCGTCGGCGTGTTAATCCGTTTAACACAATGCCTTGTGCTTTATTCCATTTTTGTATTTCTTCGTACGCACCGTTCCAGTCGGCTTGGTTGACCCTCTTGCGTAGAGTGCTGATTCTGTAGTTGCCTAAACCACAGTTGTAACAAAAACTAATGATTGCCGCCAACCTTCTGGGCGGTTCATTTATTAAATCTGGACTAAGGCTAAGTGCCCCTGCAACAAACTTTGAGAGCATACTCTCAAATCGTTCGTCTGCCTGCTGACGCGTCCATACTAAACCAGGCACAATGTCAGGTCCTGTAGTGCCCCAGCCTATAGTCCAAGGGTGACCTGCTTTGAGTAGTTGTTCTGGTGTCATGGTCGCTGCTTGAGCTTTTGACACCAGACCCCGACCTAGTGGACTGGCGGGGTCTGGATAGCTCTCACAGTCACCATTTGACATCTTTTTGTGGTAGCCCTCAAACGGGTGTAAGAGGGCATCTGTACAAAGTTTGACGGCTTCTTTGGTCATGAGTTACCGCGCTTTTCAATAGAGCGACCTAGGAACCAAAATGTCAATATCATGTTTAACATTGCAAAGTCGTCTGGTGTCCAATGGTTGCGAGCTATGTCAATCCAGTTTGCACCGCTGTTGACAGCATGTACAATGATGGTAATCTTAAAAGCTACGTACATACCAAACAGTATATAAGTTACCATTGGTCGTACTAAAGCACTCAGTGCTGCTACCCAACGGTAACTTGCAGCAGCTTCTTTTGTTTGACCCTCAAAAGCAGCTTGAATCGCTTGAGTTTGTGCAATGCTGTAGTCTACATATTTTTCATCGATTCTGATTTCGCCCTTGGTCTTCTCCAAGTCGATCTGTAAACCATACATTGCCAGTTCGTGTTTACGATCATCCTTGCGGTCCCAAAACTTGAGGACCTCTGGGGCTAGACGGAACAATCCACCAAAGATTGATCCCAAAATACCGCTTGCTGCAAATTCTAACATATTATTTCAATCCCAAGTATTTGGCCACTGTCAACAGTTTGCCCAGTCTTTCACCAACACTGCCAGGTATGTTTGCATCAGTCATAAGGTAGTCCCACACAGCTCCTGCAATTTGTTCGTTGTCTGCATCAATTGTACCAGTAAAGCCCAAGCTCTGCGTCAAGTTGCTTACAGTGCTGCGTACAATATTTGCACCTGGATCAGTAACGAATGGTGTTGGAAAGTTGTCGCTATATAATACACCATTGATCTCTGAAGCACTGCTAACAAACACTCTCCAGTTGTTAATCAAGAAGTAAACGTCACCAGTACTTTGACCTCCACCAACAGGGTCACCGCCGGTAGTTCGTAGAGCAGGCAAGAACTTAGCATTGTCGCGTAGTCTTGCCCACTCTTTCCAGCTGCTGTAGATATCATTCTTCACTGAAATTGTTGGTTCGTTTGGATTGATAATGATTAGGCGGTTAATTCCGTCAAAGATCACTTTGTGGTACAACAACCAATCTTCTTGCCACAAATTTTCAGTAATTACTATCATAAGATCCTTACTGGGTTACTTCTTTCCAACCAATTTTAACTATAATTTTGGCAGGATTGGTTCCATAGTATTTTTTTACAACAAGACTCCAGTAATACTGCGCACCATAAAAACCCTGAGCCTCACCAGTACCTGCAGTATGCACACCAAAAGTTGTTGTATCAAGCGGAATTGTTAAAGAAGAATCTGTATATAATTCTGCTGTAGTCAGACCTGTTGGCTTTACGTAATAAATTTCGCCAGTATTGTTTAATTGAGTCATACCAGCCAAACTCATAAACCCAATCCTGTTTCCTTGTCTATGTCTTAACTGTGGATAATTTACAGTAATAACTGCAGGGCTACTATTAGAAATAGAGGAAACAGGTACATGTCTATGCCCACCGTTTTCTGAATAATTTTTAACGGCTCCTGTAGTCATATTACTATAGATTGAAGTTAAATCTAAGTTTGCAGAACCTTTTACTAAGGCTTTAAATATTGCTCTTCCGCCACCGTGATAGGTCCCTGAAGAGTCAATTAGAACACTATTACCAATTGTTTGGCTGGCAAAGACAGTGTCACTCAAAACAGATTCTGCTTTGATTTCTAATTCAACTCTAACGTCTTCACCAGTAGTTGTGTCAAAAGCCTGAACGTCAATTGTTGTTGGAAAATATAGTGTTCTGTTTGTTCTGCCGTTTTCATATAATTCAACGGGAGTCATTGTGCCTAAGTAGGCGTATGTGTCATTTGATGTAATTGTTTTGCTAATAATTTCTTGGCTGGGCTGTCCGTACATAGCCGTGTCAACAGGGGACTCTGTCCAAACGGCCGCACAGAAGACTCTCATCTCGCTGGAACTTCCAGTTGTACCAAAATTTCT